CTCCTCGTCGTCATCCTTGGTGAACTGCAGCATGCTGGAGACAGTTGCTTTCCAAGTATCCATTGGCTCAGCGTCTTGACTCAATCCCAAGACATACTTTTGAGGGAATGAGTAGAACTCAGCTGTCACATCGGCTCGCTCAAGTGTCCGTTTAGCATACCTCTGATATGACATACAAGCCCTTGTTATCCTTGACCGTCCAAAAGGACGCACAGCATCTGGTCTATGAATAATCGGAACTAATAAAGGAGTACCTGCAGGATTTGGAATCATGAAATCTTTTCCTTGTTTCAACAAATACCAGGTTTCTGTCGGTGTGAAATAAGCCTCTAAAACGGGCACCCCATACTCATCCCTTTTTAATACTGCATATCCTTCGGTTAGTAAGCCAGTGATAGGATCTATCACACCAGTAGCGTTGCTGGCCTCGATTACTTGTAGTCTAGGTGTATCATCTTCACCTTTAGAGATATAGACGAAAGCACAAGAGCCAATTAAGGCTGATAAGATGACCGAGTCAAAAAAGACATCAGGATTATTTGCCTGAAAAATCTCATTAACCTGAAAATCATCGTTTTCAAACTCTCGGAACACCAAACGATCCGCAAGGCTATCAACACCCTTAGCAGCCCATCCAAGAACAGCTCTATACTGTTCACGAATATTAGCTGGTATCGTGATGCTAATCATTCTCTCACGATATTGCATCGCGTACTGCTTATATCTCATGTCAACCCTATCCCTGACATTTGCCAGCTTATTTCTTAGATAAGGTATTCCTTTTAAATCCATTTTGTTTTCATATCCTTTCATTTCGCGCGAGAAAATTTGTACAGTGACGGCGTGAAGCTCTCAAACTCCAAAGGGGAGGGGGCTACCCCCCATACCAGATTTTAAAAAGAAAATTTTAAAAATAATTATTTAGTTCTTTTGTCATTTTTCTCATTGCATCATCCAGCGCCTTTTCATCATCTGTCTTTACACCGTGAGCTTTTTTAGAAGCTTCTAGCTGTTGTTTTGCTTCAAGTTCTGCTGCTTGATAGCCTGCAGCTTCTCGCTCCTCTTTCATCTTGTTCAGTGATTTCATCCAGAGTTCTTGTGTTGAATCATATTGAGCTTGAGACTTTCGTCTTATCGCTTCTAGGCCTTCCTCTGCTTTCTTGCATCGCTCTTCTTGTTCCTGGGTTGCTCCCTCAACCATTTTGTCATACCAAGAATAAGGATTGTTCTGTTCTGTTTCTGTCATATTGTAGTCTCCTGGTTCTTTCTATTACTTTTTGTTATGGTTTATTATTATCAATGATCAAGAATGTGATCAAAAAGTTTTTCTAATTGATTTTTGTAGTGATATAAGGCTTGTCTAGGTTCATAAGAAATACCGAAATAGAGGTTACTAATTATTGCACCATCTTTGCTTTTTTTATAATCCTCATTATTCTTACCTAGCTCTTTGACAATTTTCTTTAATAATGCATCAATGCTTTGAGTTTTTTCTAAGGATTTATCTCCTATTTTATTGATTTCTGTAATTTTTTCATAAGCTAATTCAAAGTATGTTTTTTGTTCCTCGTTTGCGAATTTTTCAACATCTTTAATCATTGCATGAAATTCTTCGTAAGGAATCAAAGGGGAGTTTTTCAATGTGGTTAATTGTTTGTCATAGAACTCTCTTGTATGTTCTGCAATCCATAAGTCGTCCTTAGCTTTGACATATTTTTGTGAATCGATTTCTTTTTGAGCCTGTATCAGCTTTTCTTGAGCATTTGAAACGGCTTGATTCGCCTTAACCAATTCAGCTTCAGCTTTCTGAATATCTTTTTTATTTTGTTCAATCATTTTTTCGATTTTAGTTTCAATAGTTTGTAGTGTTTCCATGTTTCGTTCCTCATTTCTTTTGTCTTTTTTGATAGTACTTATTGTTTTCGATTTTCTACTGGATCTTTGTTGTTCACCTTTTACCCTCTTGACTAAAAAGAAAAAGAGACGCAACAAAAAGCTACTTAGCTTTAATGTTACGCCTCTAGTTGTCTAGTCAGCTATCTTTCTTTAATTGTTGTTTCAATCTGGATAATTCTTCCATCTTGACTTGTGAATACCACATTTCCATAGTCTGGTATTTTCTTCATCTCAATTATACCATTTTTTGGGAAAATAATAAAGTTATCCTGTAAAAATGGCGTGTAATCTTTACTCATATTTACCTATTTTTCCTTTCTTCTACAGTATCCTGAATTTAACATATCTTACATTCTGTTAGATTCAACTAGTCTCGCTCAACCTTAGTCTTATCAAGGCATTGAGCTGTTTTTCTAAAAATGAATTTACAAACTCTCAATATGTTAAATACAATAGATTTTTATTGCTAAAATTCAATGTATTTCCAACCGTGCCATGATAGTTTATGAAAATCCTAGACCATGAGCTACTTACTGTATTTCTAATTCCTCTGAGCTAGAAAATTGCTAATATATGATGTAGTTTTAAGTTTTTTTCTAATTGAGGATGGTTTTTCTCTCAATTGATGCCGGTTTTGATGTCGGTTTTTATTTTTGAAAATCCAGTATTACCAAGGGTTGATGACGGATGAGGACGGTGATACGGTTTTTTTTAATTTCTTTTTTAATTTCTTTTTTTTATTCCTTTATTTTTTATTTTTTCTATTTTTCTTAAAAATATCCGTCATCAATCATCAAAAGGGTACTCAATATATGATAATAAAGGATTTTTGCTTTTCACCTATCCGACATCTTGCCGGCATCATCCGTCCTCCAATTCCCTGTTTTTCAAATAACCCTTTTCTTGCCCTCTCTTTTCTATTCCCTTGCCTTGCATTCTATCTGTGCTGTAGTTTTTAGCTGCATAGTGAGGGAGGTCTTCCTTAGGTGAAAATCCTCTTGGCAACATTTGACCAGCTGGAATGTTGGCTTTGCCAGGTTTAAAACCATCTGGAAGATTGTTTTTAATCTCTCTATGCAGAGCATTGGGAGTCAGATCATTTTCTATCTGATAATATTCTTTAAAGCTCAGCCAAACCCACCAGACAAAGGAGTTAGGGAGAAAGGAAGATACTAAGTTTTTCTTAAAGAAATTGCGAGTAAAGGATACCACCTCATTCACCTCTTCTTGAAAGTCGTAAACTGCTTTTTGAGACGCTTGAGGATTTAACTTTAAATCTGTCTTAGTGTTTAAAGCTAGGCAAAGTAAATACTCTAGTACCTCTCTACGGCAGATATAGTCATCTTTGATGGCTGGGTTTACCTTTCCAGCAAAACCGCCTTTAAATGGCAAAATCCGGAATCGTCGACCAATAGCATCAGAATCACCGTTTATGATAGGCAGACCATTGGATGACTGGATGATAGTCATTTTTAAATTGACAGAGTAGGGTGTTTTCCCTTTTTCTTCAATTTTGATAGGATCTCCAGTGGTTAAACTAAAGAATGTCGATACATCTTTGATTTTCACTCGAACTTGGACATCATCACCTATTACAACGGTCTTGCCTACCAGTACAGAGGTCTCAAACCGGCTTTTATTCACCTCGTTTATTTTTAGGTTTGCCACATTTTGAGCGCCTACAAGATTTTTTATCAGCTCTTGAAAGGTTCCTTTACCAGTTCCCCCTTTGCCTAGTAGCCAAAAAACATTTTTCAAGCTCTCGCCTGTGACGCTGGCTTTGATGATCTGCAGTGCCATCCTATACAGTTCATCGTCTCCTCCGAACAGATTTTTCAGCCATTCAGTTACTTTCCAGCCTTTTATATTAGGTTCTTTTGCATCTGCAATATAATTACAGTCAATCTTCCTAATTACAAGCTTTTGGGGGCTAAATGGCTCTGTTTCGCCGGTTTTAGCATTGTAAAGCAGATTTCCCAATGCAGTATAACGATTATCAGCTTTTCTGCTGATGGCTGCTCTGGATAGCTTATAAATGACATCAAGGGCCTTGCGTTCCGTCAGCTCTGGATTGATAACGAAAATCAAATCTTTTATAAATTCCTCGTTTGTCTCGTAGAAGCCCCTATCAGGGTTGTAATAATACAACGGCTCTCGTTGGCCCTCCATGTCATTCTTTAATCTGACAAAGTGTAGCCGTTGGCTTAGAAATTCAGCAATTTGTAATGCGCTCCGAGGCATTTTCCTTGCGGCGGCTTTCCTAGCCTTTTCCTCGGCTGTCTCTTCTGCAGTTTCTGGAGCTGTTGACAAGGCTTTCTGATAAGTCTGTTCGTACAAACTTTGGAGATCATCTTTTAAAAGCTTCCTAACGCCCTTGAAAGTCTTAAAATAACAGTCTTCTTGGGGCTGTCTTCGTTCCTGGTTGTCCAGTTCCGTTGATTTACCTTGCTCTATCCCTCTGTCATCCTCGATAATCGACTGTATGATTTCTTTTTCTGTCAAGTTACACCCCTTTCTAAATTGCTTAATTCTTTAATAAAATATCTGGCAAGGGCTGGGCGCTTCACAATAGCGGAGAATAGCCCTGCTATATCTTCACAACTATAACCATTGATATATAGCAAGCGGACGAATAAGGCTGTTTCTTGCTTGGTGTAAAGGCCTAGCGTCAAAGTTTCTAGTATCCAGCCAGTCAGTTTTATCCCGGTTCCCTGGCGGTTTTCTTTGATTCTGACTTTTTCAAGGTCTTTTAAGACGGTTATTAGTTCAGGCTTAGCCAGAGATATTGGCATATCTCTTACTAATTTCCAGCCGGCTAGTTTCAGATCCTTGCTTTCTAGCTTTCTAAATTTGATGCCTTTATAAGTGAATTCTGAAATATAAACATCCAGTGGCTCAAAATAGAGGAACTTGTAGTAATTCCCTTTTTTATAGACAGCAGTGGGGTTTTCTTTCAAGAAGCTAAACAGTTTCATAGTCTGAGGAGTAAAAGTTAATTCCATAATTGTATTCATGCTCTTCCTCCGTTATCATCTACTCCCAGGAAAATCAAAATATCTTTTATTTTGTAAAATACCTTACGAGTATCTTCGAGCGGCGGCTGGTAGCGCCTCAAACCTTCCGACTCCCAACGTTTCAAAGTGTTGGCCTTAATTCCTAATTCCTCTCGGACCTCCACAGCAGACATTAAACCCAGGTGTTTAGCTTTTGGACGTGCATAGGATTCCAAGAAGCCAGCAACCAGAGATAGAGCCTCTGTTTTTAATTCTTTTTCAGTTTCTGCGCTGAATAGTGCCATATCAAGGCCACCTCCTCTGATTTGCCATGACCTTGCCGGCAATTTTCCCTAGAGTTTTATTCATAAGCAATATTTTTTTATCTTGCTGCTCCAATAGGTCCAATGTTTGACACAATATCTTGGCCATAAGTTGCTGGTTTTCTCTTGTTGGCTCATTCTGGCAAGTTTCAATAGCTTTAAGGCTTTCTTTTATTGCTTTGATATCTTTAGACTTAATCAATGTTCGTGCCTCGCTTTTTTCTTTTTAGATTTTCAATTTCCTTAGCCATGCTGCGAATGGTTTTCTGTTGTTCTTCCAAAATCCCAATTATTCTGCCTATATGGTTACTTATTCCAATAGCGAACTCACAAACCATGCTATTGAATGATCCATCATTCTGAAATTTTGCTAGATTTGCTTCCTGGTCTTTTAACTCCTGCATATACTCAGAGAAATTGACAATATTATTGCTTAATTCAAATTTATCGGCCATTTTTGAAAGCCTCCAGCTCCTCAGCATCGTCGCACTCCAAAAGCTGACTAGCTATATCATCAAGCTCGGCTATAATCGTTTCAAATACTTCATAGGAAGAGCTTAGATAGTTTGTTGCTAGGTGTGTAAAGGTGAATAAATCTCGTTCTTTTGCTAGAGACACCCCAGCTTGAGCCACTTGATCCATTTTTATTGTCTTTAGGATATTAGACAGTCGGCAACCTAAGTTCTGCAGCTCTTCGACAGTAAGTTGTACAGTTTTAGTTTGTTCTGTTTTTTCAGCCATTTTCTTGTTCCTCGCTTTTATAGTGCTTATTTTCCGTATTGCCGGATAAGTGTTTGTTTTTCTTCCTCGTTTACTGTATCTGCTATAAAAAGCACATCCAGTTTTTTATCGTAAAATGCGTTACGATTTAGTTTGTTGTGGTCAAAGATTGAGATTTCCATATTCTTGTCTTTCTTAGCTATTTCTAATTGCTAGTGCTTATCATTTAGAAGTCCTGGAAGCTGTCGCAAATTCGATTAAATACGTCCTTTAGGTCAGTGTCCTCGATATATACAGCAACAAGCTGCCCATTGCCTTTATAAGTCAACTCAATCACTGGCTGGTGGTACGTCCCTAACATGTACCCCATAAGTGCATGACCTGCTGTCTGGGCTGTCTGATGGTCTGCGAAAGAGTGAGTAAAAGTAAATGTTTTTGCTTTATCTGAAAATGTTTGTAGTTTCATGTTTTTGCTCCTTTAGTTGTACTTGCGTCCTGCAAGTTGGATATATGCCCCATATTCGGGGGTTAGTTTGTTGGCGGTGCTTTCTTCCGTCTGAGAGCTTTCAGCCACTCTAAGGCCCTCTAGTGAGCTCTGATTGCTGTTTAGATGCCAAAGCTTCCAGATTAGGAATAGCAGTAGTGAGACAAAGATGATTGCTTGCCCTGGTGTCATGTCAATTTCTTGAATCATTTGTTTTGCCCTCATTCAAAAATTTCTGCGAGTTCTTTATAGATATGATCAGGAATTTCATTCAGCGCTTGCTGCTGTAGCTGGATAGCTTTGAGGCGGTTGGTGTCACTAGCAGTTTTCTTTTCGATAATCTCGCGAGTAGCCATTACTTGCTTGTAATAATCTTCTAACTTTAGCTTGCGGCCGCCTGATGTCTGTTCTTCTTCCTGCTTCTTGTTTCTCAAAAGATCAAAGCTGACAATTTCCTTGTTCTTTATGGTGAAAGCTATAGCCTTGCGAGCTTTCCAGTTGTTCAAGCGAACTTTTATCTGTCTGTCTGTCCAGTCTGGCAGGCGCTTTCTAAGAATGTCCATAGTAATCTGACCTTCGTCTTGCCAAAGCTGGGCTAGGTCTCCTTGTGTAAATGGTGTTTTAGTCATGTTTATTATCCTTATCTCTTTGTTTTAGTCTATATAGGCAGTTTATAGAGTCGCCTCTCTGAGCGGTTGCATTTGATATCCCTTTTTGGTATAATCCAAGTATAAAAAGTATTCTTAAAACCCTTACGGCTTGCCTACTAGTAAGTGTTTGAATATCTTAGTGTGAAAGGCTTGTCAGTTGGTTCCTGCATTAAGCCTTTTTTTTGTTGCTTCTAGACTTATTCAGCCTAATTGTATTAGTGATGTAATCTCCTTTCTAATAATCTTTGGCTAGCCATTCCATTACGCTCATATAAATTCTTTTAGGAGCATTATAATCTCCTTTCAAAATTTTAGGAACTGTTCTTGGTGCTACACCAATTTCAAAAGCGAACTCATAATTTTTTAGTTGCAAGTCAGCTTTTTTTCTCCTTAATGCTT